TGCGATACTACTGATGGAAGTACAACAGTAGAATTTACTCATGGTGGCACTATTGATGCTGACCCTACATTCCGAGGGTCAACAGTATCAGGAACAGGAATACAGGCTAATACTGTAGTTGAATCTGTCAATACTACTGAGAATACATTAACACTTTCAAAGCCTGTACTTATAGATGGTTCAGGGACTACTTCAAGCTCTAATGTCACTTTAACCTTTCAATCTAAGGATGAAAGATTTAAAATAGAGGATAATAATACTTTTGCAGATACATCTGTCTTTAATTTAAGTAATGTGGGAGCTTTAGAATTATTTGGTACAAGCTCTTCTTTGAAGTTATCATATGATGCAAATGATTCTTGTACTATATCAACTGGAGCTAATGGAGCTACAACAATAACCACAGTAGATGGTGATGCTGCACTTGCCAATTTAACTTTAATAGCAGATGGAAGTATGCTTTTTGGCTCTACCAATGGAAAATTTAGATTCTATGATTCTGACAATGCAAGCGTATATACTGATGTATCTGTAAATGGCTCAACTGGAGCATATAAAATTGATAGTACAGATGAAATTATTTTAGATTCTCATACTGGCAAAGTTAAGTTTTATGATGCAGGGGACGCTGATGATTATTTTATTATCTCTACAGTAGGAGGTACTGGTGCCACATCTCTTAAAACGGTCAGTGAGCATGCAGATGGACATATAAGTATTGTTTCAGATGGTCATGTTGAATTTGATAATTGCGGAGTAGGATTTGACTTAGTAGCTCCTACTTATTTTCCTAATGATACAAATGTATTATTTACAACTGGTAATAAGCAATTTGCTACGTTTGGAAGTGGGAACATTACAGATTTAAATCTAGTATTCCCAGCTACATCTGGTAATTTTGTTCTATTATTAAAACAAGATGGCACTGGAAGTAGAATCGTTACTAATTATAAGGTTTGGTATTTAGCAGATGATACTGCTGCTTCTGGTAGTGCTACTGTTAAATTTGCAGGAGGCAGCAATCCAACATTAACAACAGATGCAAATCATGTAGATATACTATCTTTTTTTTGGGATGCAGATAATCAAATAGCTTATGGTGTTGCAACGCTGGATTTTCAGTTCTAATGCCTACTGTTAATTTATTTCCCAATGGTTCATCTGGAAACACATTTACATTATCTACAGGTAGTGATGCTCATGTTTTAGTACAAGATGATGCATCTACTCCAGCAGGAGATAGTAATTATTTAAGTGCTACTGTCTCGGGAAAGCAAGTATATCTTACCTTAGATGATTTTACTGAAGACCATAGCTCTATAGATGGAGTTCAAATTGTTTTAAGAGCAGGAAATGGTGCTAGAATGCGAACCTATGACATAGAAACAAAATTATTTCCTGCAGGAATTGGTAGTGCTTATTATACTGAATCTACGGGGACAGAAAATGCTAATAGATTCTATTTAACACACACATTTACGAATAGAACAACAACAGATGGCTCTACTGCTTGGAATAATACATTGATAGATGGTTTAAGGCTTTTTGTTAAATTAGATGCAATTAGTGGGGGAACATTTCAATTTACACAGGCTTATGTGATTGTAACATATACAGAACCTGTAGCAACAGATAACTCAATATTTTTTGGAACAAATTTTTAGTTGGTTTGATAACTATTAAAGTATTATATTATAAGGTATAAATATGAATAAATTAATAAACAATATTAATAACTGGATTGATAATGGTCCTCAAGGGAATGATAAGCAAGTAGACCCTATTACTCTTGGTTTATTAGCTGCTGGAGCTTATGCAAATTATAGAGCTGCTAAGAAAAAAGGCGAGGAAATGGAGACTAAGCCTATTGGTCCAGGGGAGATAAGAGGACATTTATCTCCTATGCAGGGTGTAATTAATCAAATGCAAGGGCAACATGGAAAGATGATGGGTCTAAGCGAACAGATGATGGACCCTGGGAGTAGTTATAATTTACAGCAAAAAGGAATGATGCAGCAGCAGGGAGCTGACCAAATGGCTCTTCAGACTATTCTTCAAAATAGACAAAATGCAGCTACAGGTGTTGATTCTGGCATCATGCAAGCTCAGAACAGAGCTCAGCAACAGCAATTATCACAATCTCTAGGACAGCAGTTTCAGAATCAAATGATGCAAAATAGGACTCAAGGCTTAGGGTTAATGGGTAATGCTAATACCTTGCTAGGAAATATTGGGTCTATGACTACTGGTTTATCTGAAAATATAGCTCAATCAGCTATATCACAAAGAGACCATCAAATGGCAGAAGAAATGAGACGTAGAGAAGCTGAAGCAGCAATGTGGGAAGGATTTGGTAATATGGCTATGGGAGGCGCTAAATCTTTTTACGCTTCTCAGAACCCATCTTATAATCCAACCACTACTACAGAAACTGGAGGTTACTAATGGCTTTAAAATTTAGTCAAGCTCCTATGCCATTATATTTTAGGCAAGATTTCACTGAAGATAAGCAACGAATGGGAGAATTTGGTGAGGATTTAGGAAGTTTATTTGGTGAGGGAGTAAGTAAATTTAAAAAAGATGTAGGTGGTTTAGGTAAACTTGGAGAAGCTTGGAGAAAATATAAGGGCGGTACATTTGATGAAAATGAACTTCCTATGTCCTTTAAAGACTGGAAGAAATCAGATGAAGGTCTTGCTGCTAAAGCTAAAATTAAAGATGATAGAGCTCTTGCAAGAGATAAAGCATTTAAGGAGAGAATAGCAGGTAAGGATTGGGGAGCTGGTGCTCAAGAGGCATATACTCAATCAATTGCAGATAGAGGTTTAGCCGTAGAAGATGTGCAGCCTGGAGCATTTAGAAATTGGATGAAGAGTGAAGAAGGTAAGAAGTTTAAAAAGGAAGCAAAGCAAGATGCTAGAGTAGCTAGAAGAGGTGAAAGATTTGTTGGAAGGCAATCAGGCAAAGATTGGTATGAAGATGCAAGAATGACCTTTGATGAGCAAGGTGGACACCTTGGTGATACAAGTGATGCTGGATTTAAAGATTGGTTGAAAACTGGTGAAGGAAAAGGATATGGAAAACAATGGAGAGCAGATAATTCCCCAAGGGCTATTCGTAGGCAAGAAAAAATGGAACAGGAAAAACAAAGAGCCGAATCATTAGCTCAAGTAGACCCTAGTGTATATCAACCTCCCGACCTCCCTGAAGAACCAACTTTTTGGGATAAAGCAGGGCAATTTGGAGCTAAATTAGCACAGACTGTTATACCTGGTGGAGAGAGAGGATTTGCTCCTTATGGGGGTATATTAGGAAGAATAGTTACTCCTGGACAATGGAATGTTAGGAAAGCAATGCAAGAAGGCTTAGAAGGTGGTATATATGATGATGAGCAAGGCTTTGCAGATTGGTATGGAGGAATACAAGAAGTTAGCCCTGGACAATCACCTGGATTAACAGCTCAAGCACAATATGGTGCATATACTGACCAAGAGAGAGATTTCTTTGAAAAATATGGCAGGCAAGGTGGAGCTATTCAGAAAGTATTAGGACAGAAAGGATTAAACTGGTAATGAGTACAGTAGGTGAAATGATAAGAGCACATAGGCTCAGAAAAGAGCAAGATTATGCATCTAGTTTATTGGCAGAAGCAATGGGTGCATCTGGCGATTTTTCTTATAATAGAGATACTGGTGCATTAGGATACACTCCTGGTGGAACTATGCCTACTAAAACTGAAGCTTGGAATAACTATCTACGAATGAAAGGTGGACAAGCAACAGCTCAAGATATTGTTAGTTTCAATCAATTATATTCTAGTGCTCAGCAAATGCAGACTCAAAATCAAATTCAAGAGATTCAAAAATTACAATTACAAGGGGCGGATGCTGATGACATACAAGATTTAGTAGGTCAGAATCCTCAGTTATATAATAATCTATTAGATATGATTACAAAGCTTGAGAATACTCCTGATGAGACTGGACAAGCTGCTTTAATGGCAGGGCGGATGAGAGACATGATTCCTCAGCCTAAGAAGAGTTATTGGGAGCAAGGTATGGAGTTTGCTGGAGACCATTGGGGTAAATTACTAGGCGGTGGAGTTGCAGGTATGTATGGGTATGGAAAATTAAAGCAAGCGGATATAGGAACTAAGGGACGTCAGTTCTTTAGAGGATACTTAAAAAGTCCTGGGGCTCAACAAGAGTTAGATGAATTGTTAAAAACGACTAAAAAGCATGACCCAAATAAATTAAAATATAGAATTGGTGAAGGTAATGTTTTAGAAGAAAGAATTCGAGGCAGAGAGATAGAAGTTTTAAAGAAAGATGGAACCCCTAAAATGGGCAAGGATGGTAAACCAATTACTAAAAGAGCTCCAGACCATTGGAGAAAAACTGTACCTGGATTCAAAGGTGCTACAGAAGCTTCTGAAACATTTAGCAAATCTCAAATAAGAAGTGCTAAAAATATATTAAAGTATGCAGGTCCTCAAGGATTACTACAGATGGTGGGATATAATGTTGCTCCAAAGATAGCTGAAGAAATAGGAGGAGAAAGCGCTAGAGAAGGGGTTGAGCAAGCAATGAATGTAAGTATGGCAGCTCATGGCGGTAGAATGCTAATGATGCAACCTCATCCAGTAGGGAAACTTATTGGCGGAGCAATGCTACTTGGTGGTGGATATTCACTCTTTGATAAGGAAGATAAACCACCTCAGACCGGCCCATTATTATCAGTTGAATAAGGAATAAATCATGGCGGAATTCCAACCGAGATGGAATGAACAACAGGTTCGTACCCTTACAAAAAATTACGACCCAAAAAGAACTCCCGAGAATGTAAAGAATATGATTGCGCAACATGCGCAACATTATAATCTTCCATTTTACGAAGGGGACTTTGAGATTAGTGAAGCTATTGTAGAGGCTGGTAAAGGCTTTGCAGAGGGCTTTACAGCTAATATTGTATCCTTCGACCAACCCAACAATGAATATGAAGCTATCTTCCGTAATTTAGGGCATTTAGCAGGTTTTGCACCTGGTATATTATCTGCCCCTTTAGGTGCTGCAGCTAGAATAGCTCCTAAAGCTACATCTTTATTAACAGCCGCTGAGATGGCTAGAAAGCTTAATAATAAATCTGTTCCTATGGCTATAGCAGATTTTGCAGAGCGAAAAGCAAAGAAAATTGCTAGACCTTTATTAGAATCAGCTAGGACTGGCTCAGCTGGAGCTACACAAACTGCAACTAATTTCTTAATGGGAAGTGAAGTTGCTAAGCACGTTGCTCAAGGAGCATTTCATTTAGGTGTTGCATCTGGCGTTTCATCTTGGAGAGGTGGTATAGATGGAATGATGTCTGGATTCTTACATGGTGGTATGGCTGGTGGTGTATTTAGAGCTATTGGTAACTATATAGGTACGGGCAAGGGGCCTGGAAATAAACTAGCAAGACAATTGAGTGGCTCTATGTTTATGGGGCTACCAGAAACTATGAGAGGAGCTACTACTCCTGAACAAGTATATGCTTATGTTATGGGTGCTTGGTTTGGTGGACAAGAGAGACCATGGACATATAAGAAGGCATCTGACTTTGTAAAAAATGAATTTCATCCTGTTTACACTGGGGCATCTGGCACTAAGCAATCGACAGAAGCATTAAGAATACTTCCTGACCCCGCTATACTTAAAGAACCTTGGGGTAAATTACCTCCAGAGGTTAAGCCAGTAGTTAAAGAAATGATAGCTAAGAGTTACGGAGCTATAGACCCTGACTCTCCTTTAGCATCTGCCTATACTTTATTACAAGAATTAGAGAAAGCAGGAATCAAGGTTGATTATGACCAATTAGCTGAAGGTAAGGGATTTAAAGAATTAACTGCTATTAAAGAGAAGATTGGTACTCCAGAGGGACAAGAACCTTATTTTGTTATTACTGGAGGAAATAAAGGGGTAGAGCAATTAGTTAGTAATCTTACTAATAAAGAGAATGTAGCAAATATTCATATGCTTACAGAAGGGCAGAGGAAGCAATATCAAGAGAAGAAACATCCTGGATTCCCTAGAGTAGTTAAAAAGGTAGAATTAGAAGAAGCTAATGAGGCATTAAGGGTAGCTAATCAAACTCTTAAAAGAGGCGCATTAAAAGAGTTATCTCCTGGTAAATTAGACCAGTTAAGAAAGAATTACTTTATTGTTAAGAATGCTGAAGAAGTATATTTGGTAGGTACAGTTGGAGGTAAGCGTAATAATAGAGTTATGCCTACAGCTAGTGGTACTGAATGGGCTCATCAAATGGCTATTAATATGAAGAAGCCTGTTTATATATATGACCAAAAGACACAAAGATGGATGAAATGGCAACCTGGAGTTACAGGCGCCTTTGTTCCTGTAGCTAATATGCCTAAACCTAAAAGGTCTATGGCTATTGTAGGTGATAAATTCATGAAGCCTGGGACTCAAGATGCATTGACAGAACATTTTACTAAGCACTTTAAGAAGACAGTAGAAGAAACTCAACCTATTAAAGAGGCAGATAGACAAGATAGAGATACTGCTGGCTCTAAAGATGGACAGACAGGTATGCCTGGAACAGATATTCCTGATGCTGGAGATAGAGCTTCTCGTATTGTTACTAAGTATATGCAAGACCTTTATAAAGATATAGATATACCTGCCTTAAAGGCAAGTAAACAGGTTGAACATATGGAAGCTATTAGAGATATGATTCCTGAGTTTATAAATAAAGGTTCTACTCAAAATCAATCATCAAGACTAGTTAAAAGATTAGAAGATACATTTGGAATTAAATTTAAAGATTCTTTAACAGGTAAAGAGTATCAACGATTTAAAGATGAAATGAGACAGTGGGTTAGTAGAAGAAATAGTGAAGTTCCTACTCAGTATATAGATATTAATGCTACTGATAATACATCAAGTTTAATGAGTGAAGCCACTCCTACTACTATGTCTGGCAATAGAAAACCTGGATTTGAAAATAGAAAAGTAGTAGATATAGTATGGAATGAAATCTTTGGAAAAGATGGTAGAGCTCATGCTATAGTAGACCATATATCTGTTGAAACAAAAGAAGGTTGGAAAGATTATACTTTATCTCAATTTAGAAATAGTGGCAGAAAAGAGTTAGGTGAGAAGAAGTATTACCAAGCTATATCTAAAATGCTTAAAGAGATGCAAGCTCATGACTTATATTATTTTGGTGGTAATGGAACTAATGATAGACTAGTTATGATGAAGCACCACCCTGAAGTTGATACAGTGTCAGATTCAATAATTAAGAAAAATTTTAAGGCTTCTACTTTAAATAAGTTACGAGAACGATTTGTAAAGAAATTTGCTAATAAGAATGGACTGTCTAGAAAGGAAGCTCAGGAGTATTTTGACAAAGCATTTAAATCTAATGTATTATGGCATCTGTCTACCAATGGAATGGATACTAATTTTCAAGCACTCAAAAAGACTTTAGGTAATGGATTTATTAAAAATGCTGTAGCTTGGAATAAAAGAAGTCAGATATGGTTTACTGATGGGTTCTCAGCAGATAAAGAGTTTTATAGGTCTGTTGAAAAAGGTGATGGTAAACTTACTGACTTATCTTCAGAGGGTAATTTTAAATATACTATAGTAGAAGATTTACCTAAAGAGTTTGCAAAGCTTGACCATAGAGATGTTTCCTTAGAAAGCAATAAGAATCCAGAGCATGTAGATGGAGCTATTATTGTTAGAAGAGATGTATTAGAATTAATTAATAAGGATTCTGGAAATTCATCAGAAGGTATCACACAAAACAAATCATTTATTGTATCTCCCAATAAGGAGAAAGGAGCTTTCTTAGGAAAGTATATGATGCATGATGCAGGAAAAGACCAGTCTCAACTCATGAAAGACTCTGGTATACATTTTATAGTTCCAGAATCAGCTGCTAAGCAAATGGGAACAAGAGAATTTGATAAGGTCTACGATGATTTGTCGCCAGAACATATTAAGTTTAGTTATAGTGTAAATCAAACAGGTGATATGATAAAGCCACAATCAGCTAAGAAACAGTTATTTGGAGCTTTAGTATCACATTTAGCAAGGTCTAATCCAAAAGAGATGGATGCTGCTATGAGAGATATATATAAGAATTTTATCGAACCATCATTTGTAGGTACTGCAGAAGCAAAAGCAGAGCTAGAGAGATTTTATAAGCTCCCTGCTAATGCGTCTGACAAAGAAGTTAGAGAAGCTTTGGAGAGAGTAGACTTCGACAATATAGGTATAGAAGCAATGGTTGAAGGATTGACAAAACCAGGCAACCAATTATTTGCTAGAAAGGTATATGACTTAGCATTTAGAAATCATAGAAAAGAACTTGAAGAAGCTATGAGAGATGGAGAGGTTAACGTAGAAACATATGAATCTGAAATTGCTAAGATAGAAGATTTCCATTCTATACAGCAAAGAATGTTGAGATTAGGAAGTAAATATGCACAAGAAAATAATAGGCCAGAGAATATGGTTGGGGTGTATGGTCATCTAAATATAGCAGACTATAGAATGCAGGTTATGAACAACTTTATAGTCAAAAAAGCAACTCAGCCAAAGATAGCTAACTCAGCAAGCGCCAGAATGAGGCCATATGACGAGTTTTTACAGAATGACTATGATAACGTCAATCCAAGATTAAAGAGGCTAAATAAGGACGATTCTATATTCTTCCTAGATAATGCATTTAAAAGAATGATGATTGAAACTGGTATTCCAGGTATTGATAATATTAATTTAGGTCGTTTATGGGCTAGATATGAAAAGGGTGAATTTAATAAGCAACCTGAAGTTAAAAAGCAAATAGAGGAAATATTTAGGTCTGCTGCTATGAGGGTACCTATGGATTCTATATCAGGTACTCAAATATTAAAGTTTCAAGGATTTACAGGCAGAGAAGGTCATGGAGTATTATTACACTCAAGAGCTATGAGAGCTATGGGGGGAGCTGACCTTGATGGTGATTCTGCCTATATTTATATGGGTGGTAAAAAGGGATTCCGAAAGCAATGGAAAGATGTATACCAAGCTAATAAGGAAGAGTTTTATAAAAAAGAAAGAGGTAAAACTGTAGTTACTGATAACAAAGCAGAGAAATATGAAAAGATATTAGCTAAAGAATGGGATAAGAAAGATAAGGAGCTTGTTGATAGTGTCGAAGGAATGTTTTCTCCTGGAGTTAGAATGGAGATATCAGAAGCGGCCGTAGGAGGCAGAAATAATCTTGGTATGGCAGCGGTAAACCCTAAGCAAATAATGGGTTCTGTGTATAATGCTTTAGTTGAAAGAGGTAGTGACAAATTTACTATACAAACATCTGAGTATAATCGTAAAACTAAAAAACGAGTAAAAAAGAACTACGAAATTACTATAGAACCAAGAACATCCAAGAAAGAAAAGGATGAAATAAATTCTTTAGGTAGAGCTATGGTAGGTTTTGCATCTGACCCTATGGATTATGCAGGTCTAAAAAGTCCAAATGAATGGTTTAATTCTTTATATAATGCACATTTCAAAGTGAAAGAAGTTAAAGTCAATGGAAGAAAAATACAACTTAGAAATTTTAAGATAGAAGATATCCCTTCTTATCAATGGAAAGATGCTGGATTATATAAGTTAATACATAAGGCTAATTCTGCTTTTTATGGTAGAAATTGGGGCGAAGATAGGAAATGGACTATGGAAGAAAGAATGTCCATGACTAATGATTTGCATACATTAAGTGAAGCTGAGCTTAATACTATGACTCCTAAGATTGCTAAGATGCTATCTGGATTAGATTACTCCGACAATTCAGTTAAGAGAATATCTCCAGAAAAAATACAAGAATTATATAACCTATGGAATGAAACTCCTGCTGAGTTAAAAGAACTTTTAAAGCCATTAGGAAGGTCTTCGTTTAAAGTGCAGGCACATAAGTTTATCGAAGATGTCAGAACACATGAATTATATAGTGCTGAGGGTATAAGAAGAGCATTAAATGATAATCAATTATTTAATAGAATTATACATGATACTCCTTATGCAAAGATTAAGGAATGGACAGATAGATTTAATCATAAAAATCCTAGAATACAATGGAGAGCTAAGCTAGAAGCATTAACAGAGATTAATAATAAAGCTAATGCATTTATTGTTAAAGATTTATGGAATATGTTGACTAACTCAGAGGTCAGAAGGATTTATGAAAGAATGACTCCAGAGGAGAGAGGTGAAAATAATTCTATAATAGAAGCTATATCAAGGTCCGTAGATAATATTAAGAAGAATAGTTATCTTATGGCTAGAGCTAGAAATAAGTTTATCCCCTCTAAAGATGTTATAAGGCCTAAGACCAAAGAAGAAGAAATTATGATGGAATTATGGGAGGGTGTCCCAGAAAGTGAAAAGCCATTATTCCTTCAAAAGCAAAGAACTGCTTATATGGACCAAGCTAAAATTGATGAAGCAATATTTAGTTTAAAGCAAAATAAATATAAAACTCAAAATCAAAGAGAGTTATTTGATACTCTATTATTAGGTAGCTTAAATAGAGGTGATTTAAAACGTATTGAAAAGCTTGAAAATATGATTACTAAAAAAGGTCAGATGACTAAGTTGAAGTATGATGTATTAAGTAAGCTTAAAACAGAAGCTGCTAGAACTTCTATGAGTAGAGTAGGATTTGCCAGTAAAACTGTAGCTGATAATGCTGTTATGAATATGATTGGTAAGTATAGTGATTTATTTAATGAAGTATCTACCACTAGAACAGAAGCTGCATTAGCAAAAGAAGGTAAAGATATAACTGTTGAACCTAAGAAAACAGAGAATATTAAAGAAACAGGCTTACCTGAAGATGTTTTATCTGACCTTGAAGCATTTCTTACACAGACAACAGGACTTGAAGGAGTAACTACTAGAGGGAAGAAAGCTGCTGAAAAAGGTTTAGTAGATGCTAAAACTAAAGAATATATATCTAATATAGTATCTCATTTAAAGAAACAACCTAATCATGTAGCTAGAGATTTGCCAATGATTGTTAGAGATTTAGTTAAAAAAGATATGAATATTATGAATAAGGCAGATTGGCAATTTGTAAGTAATTGGTTTGATGATGTTGCTACAGGCACTTTATGGCAAAGAATTAAAGGGAAAGGGCCTACTATCTTATCATGGAGACATTATTTACAGTTTCCAGAGACAATTAATAGAGAATTAATGAAAGACCAGTTAATTTTAATGCAAGAAAAAGGTCTATTCATTACTCAAGATGGAACTAAGAGTGGTTTGGTTAAAAGACCTACACAATTCATGGATTTAGTACAAGAATCTGTCCAGCGTACTGGACAAGAAGCTGTAGCATTAGGAGAGAAATTTACCAATCAGTTAGAAAAAGACTTGCTATTTATACAAGATTTAGATGATATGGAAGCATTGCATACTCTGGCAATTAGATTTAGAGAGATGCCATTAGGTGCAAAGATAAGAGAAAGAATACAAAGAAAAGAATCTGAAGAAAACTATTTTGATGCTGACGTTTATGAAAACTATTATAAAGAAGCTTTAAAAGCTACAGACTATGAAAATAGTATTAAAAATAAAATATACACTATTACTGAGATGGTTGATGGAGTTCCTAAGAGAAAACAAAGAACTGGTGAAGAAATTATAGGTAAGATTAATAATACGTACACAGAGTTTTTTAAGAAAATGCATAATTTATTGACAGGTGATGTTATAAAAGATGCCAAAGGAAATGCTGTTACAAGTATCCCTGAATCATTAAGTCCTTATTATAGTAGATATTGGGACCCTAAAACACAAAAATCTCCAAGAATAGACCATGTTAAGTTTGTTAGAGATATGGCTAAAAGATGGCAAGAAGGAAAAGATTTGCCACTAGAATTTGGCATTGATGGATTACATTTAGTAGCTCGCTCTATGATGATAGAGATGACTAAAGACCCAGCTAAAAGAAAACAATATATGTATACTGAACCTCATCAGACAGGAAGAATAGATTTTGAGCATTATTTCCCGCATATGCATTTTGGCAGAGGTGAAGCTTTAGAATCCCTTAAAAGATATGCTGCTAAGTTGCGTGAAGGTTCATTGTCTGAAAAAGAAGTTCAAGAAAAATTAGATAAACTTGTATATAAACATCATGCATTAACTGGAGATTGGGATTTTAGAGACATAGATACATGGCGTGAATGGGATATGGCTCAATTAAAAGCTAATAAAAAGCAATTTGAGAAAGAAAATAGAATTAGCTGGTTTAACCCTAATGTTAAGTCAGGGCACGGATTATCTAGAGAAAGTCATCTTCCGGGATGGGCTGTAGATGCATCTAGTGTTACTAGTTACGCTAAAGGGTTAGTTAATGCATATCATAGACAGATGGGTCAAATTATGGCTCGAAATTATATCGGTCAGTTTGAGAATAAAATGCGTAAATCATTTGGCAAGGAACAAACTGAGGCATGGACTAATTTTATGAAGCTATGGATACAGGGAGCATCAGGAGCTCCAGATGTTATCCCAGAAGCTATTTTAAAAGACCCTAAGATGAGTATACAAGGTACTCCATTTGCTTGGTTTGCAGATAATAATGTTAAAAAAAGAATGAATAAGATAGGTGATGTATTAGGAATAACTAATAAAGAATTACCTGAGAACTTAAGAGGAATAGATTATAACCAAATAAGACATCTTAGTAATTTAGAAGCTAAATTTGAATTAGCATCACTACTTGCTTATCCCAAATCAGCTGTAAATAATATATTTGGTGGGCAGATGCATACTATAGCTTCTGTCGGCTTTAAAACATGGAAAGATGCTAGGAATTATGGTGAATTAGCAAAGATTAATCCTGAATGGGCAACTAAAGAAGGTGTAGAAAAACATGTTATTGGAAAGGGAGTTCTGCCTGAATTCCTTATATCTGAATTAGGTCTGTCTCCTGAATTTCAAAATGTAAAAGGTGAGAGATTTTTAAAGAAATTATCTGGGAAATTAACTAGAAATCCTAATATGTCAGAGCAAGGGTATATGGAGATATTACGAGAGGCTAAACTTACAGAGCCTATGATGAGAGTAGCATCTAAATTTATGTCTGTCCCTGAGAGAGCATTAAGAAGAGATGCTTATATGGCTCATTGGTTACATTGGTATCGTAAATTTGGAGGGGCCATAGAAGATGTTAATCATCCTGTGCTTGATAGATTAGCAAAGAAAGGAGTTCAAGCTACTCAGTTCCTTTATAATGCCCCTAATAGACCTATGTTCGCAAGAACTGCTCTAGGTAAGGTTATGACTCGTTTTCAACTTTGGGGCTGGAATGCAGTTAGATTTAGGAAAGATGCTTTAAGAGAAGCTAGATTAAAGGGCTTTAGAGGAAGTGATGCAGATAGAGCTGCTAGAATGATGCAAATGGATTTATTTGTATTCGCATTAGGTAATGCTTTTGCTTATTCATTATTTGATGTAGCTATGCCCGCTCCCTGGAGTTGGTTCCAAGATACAGGTGAGTGGATATTTGGAGATGAAAAAGAAAGAAATAGAGCTTTCTTTGGACAATGGCCTAGAGATTTAGCTCCTTTGCAGTTAATTACACCACCTATTGCTAGATTACCAATGGCATCTATGAGGGCTATGCTCGAAGATGATTGGTCTAGAGTATCTGATTATTATATACATACTATGTATCCATTTGGAAGAATAGGTAGAGATTTTATTGCAAAGAATAATCTGATTGATAACCCTCAAGGTATCATAGATAAATGGACAGGTATTCCTTTACAGCAATTCAAAAAGGAAAGAAAGAAAGTTAAAGAAGGAACATCATATAAAGTTAAAACTCCGGGAGCGTTTTATTAATGAATACTAGATTATTATTAAAGGTTATAAGACACCTGAAAGATATGAATGCTCAACCTATAGTTAATAAAATATTTCGAGCTATGAGTCGTCGAGAACCAGTGTCTTTAACTAAGAAAGAACAAGAAATTTTTAATGTTGTTCGACATGATTTATTAAAATCTACAAAATTAGATAGAGATATTCCCAAGAAATTTGGCGTTGAAGATATGAAATTACGAAGAGAACTTTTTTACAATCCAAGAGAATCTGCGTTAAGTCCAGGATATTTTACTTCTAGCAGAAGAACTCCTATGGTTGACATTGATTTGCCTAGTGCATCTCATCAGGCAAGTCAAGTAATGGTCCAGAATCCTAAGGAATTTATGCAATTAGCTAGAGATTATATGAAGACAAAAGCAGGAAAGAAAAGTGCTTTAAAATTATATGAAACTCCAGCTGGTATACGAGTATTTGATATTTCTAAAGCCCATAGAGGAACTAAGCCATATACATATGAAGGTGTTGCTAATGAATTAGGAGGCGACCCGTTTTATATTAATTTTTCTAAAATAAAAGGCACATATGATGCTAGAGTTTTCCCTAAACCTGGTAGGTCTGGAGATTTTGTTGCAAGGCCAATGGGTAGTAGTGCTCCTAATAAGGTTTGGATGGGCCCTGATGCAGAGATTAGTCGTAGAGGATGGAATGAAATGCTTGTTCATGACGCATTAATAAGGGCTATTATGCATAATACTACTAAAAACAAGAAAATATCAGTAGGAGGTCTTTTAGATTTAACTGACTTATCTTCCCTGCACAAAGCATTTAGATAACCACCACTAATTATAATACTACTTAGAAAGACAGAGGATTACTCCTCTGCCTTCCTCCAATCATCATCTTCTACTACCATTCCCCATAATAATGCTAAATAAACCATTGCATCTGTAATTCTTCCTCTTACGTCTTCTCTTTGTGATTTATGTCCTTTTATATGGGCAGAGATTCCATCTACATGCTTTAAGAAATAGACCCACAACACTTTTTTCATGTCAGAGTCTATTGATTTCGCTACTCTTTTAAAGTTTGCAAATACATCTCCTTGTTCATGCGCATATTCTTTTTGACCTGCATCACGAGTCCTCATTAGATTCGGAATTATCTCCTCCTCCATCAGCTTTGTCATCTGATTGAAGTTCATCTTTACCTCCTAGTTTTTTAATCATAAATTCATCAAACTCTTCTGCCTTTTCTTTGCCAGAAAATTCTATAAAAGCATTTAATGTATACTCTACTATTTGAAGCTTTTTAATAACTTCATTGAGTACCCCTATTATTTGCTTTTTACCTATATTTTTATATTGTTGATTACTCATTTACCCTCCACTTTAGGTAGTTTCTTGCCATAGTTATGATTTAACTTATCTAGTAACTTTTGTTTTATTGCTTTTTTATAAACTTTAGTTCCGTAGTTTTCCCTATAAATACATTTTTCACATACTATCAATATTGAAGATAGGTAGTCAACAATAAGAGTTTGAGGTCTATACTCCCATCTCTTACCTATCTTCTCATCTTTGCACATTTCACATGGATTAGTTCCAGATTTAGTAACCATTCGTATGATTCTTTGCATATAAGATATTTTATTCATTTTTTTTGTTTCTCCTTTTGATTGCCCTTCTTCTTTCTTTTAATATTTTTGCTAGATTAGTACTCTCAAATTTAGGAGGAATAGTTGCTGTCATCTTTCCTTTACTTATGATTGCATTCTTATCTACTTCTTTGCATAATAATAATTCATTTTTAAGATGCTTTATCATTTCGTACTGTTCATCTACTTTTTGTTGCAATTTTTGTACTTTATCTTTATAAAACTCCGTGCTCATCTTTATTCCCTCCTATTTGGAATTCAGTTTTTACTTTAACTTTTGCTTTTGGTCTCGGATTTCCTCCCATGAGGAATTTCCATATTTCATTGACAGATAGGGCTATTTCTAGATTAAATTTAAACTTTTTTAGTTGATAGTTTGGCTCTCTAATCCATTTACCTTTGGTATACAACCCAGCTATCATATCTATTGGCTCTTCTACTATTCTAGATAGTAGTTCTGCGTACATATTTAGCTGTATTTCATGAGATTTATAATAGTTACCTGTCTTTATGTCTATTATACAATATTTACCGCCTATTTTCGCTATTATATCACATGTTCCAGCCCATGGTACATCCTTATGCCACATAAATAACTCTGTCTCTATTAATTGAACTTCATTATCTAACCAGAACTTTTCAAAGGACATAAGATGTTTGCATATTTCTTCATTGTCAGATTCAACTACTTCTCCATTCATATAGTTTTCTGCTAGCTCATGCACTAATGTTCCTCTGTCTGCAGCTTTATCTCTTTCTTCACATGCTATTTTATAACTAGGATGATTACCTAGCCACATTTCAAAGCCCTTACCTTTACTTAAAGTATCTCCTATTATAGTAGTTACTGAAGGTTTCCAGTCATATGAACCATGAGGTGCGTACCATCTGGTACCTGATTCATGTCTTCTGATATCTAAGTTTTCTTTATACAACTCTATTTTATTCTTCAAAGTAACTCCTTTATTGGAACTAATGCTCCAATGCTTGCATCATCATCCCCGCCATAAACAGGATATTCTGCTTTATTATTATCAATTAACGACTTAATCTTTTGTTTCATTAGATTAGTGGGCAATATTACTATCCCTTCAATAGCTCCATCAAAGGTAAGTATCGTTGCCCACCAATCAGCTTTAGTGGTAGACAATCCACTAAAGGCCTCACGACATACTAATTCAACATATATGTTTCCAGTCGTTTTCCAAATATCTCGCTCTGTTTTTACTTCTATTTTATTGTTCGTATTATCTGTAAGCAATGATGATAATGTATCTTCATATTTTTCTCCGAAAGGTAAATCAATATCGAAGAATTTACTCATCATCAATTCCTCTCATCTCATCGGGGTCTCTCCAGTATAAAGATGCTTGAATGTATTGTTCTATCCACCATTTCCCATTAGCAGCCTTTTTGATGGCTTTTTGTCTTCTCTGAACAGATGTTAATCCATCGTCAAATGAATCTTTCCTTCGTACTTCGTTTGCTTTTTTACGACCATTTTCTCGTCCTAAGTCTGTAAACTTATTCGGACTTATCCTTTTTTCTGACATTATATCTCCTAACCCACCTTCCTTTCCGAAAGCGGACGTTATATAGTTCTTCTTGATGTTTTATTATTTTTCTAATACACGATAGATTGTCCTTTGTGTAACCTTGTACCTTTCGGCTAGCTCTCTTATTTTCCATCCAAAAAACCTCTTTATTTTTATGCCTGTTCTGTCAAATCTTGTTAGCTTGACGTTCATACCATAACCTCCTGGCTTTAGCCTTGTATTTATTATCTGTTTCTCTTTCTTGTTTTAGTATATACTCTTTACTAATTCTAAAATAATAAAAATCCTCTTTTTCCCAGTTAAGTAGCAGGTATTTGCTTTTAGGGAAAGGCGTTGGATTATCAAAGTTATGTTTTTCATGACAGGGGATAGTAAGCAATGAGAATATTAAGTAAATTTCTACTATACTCATGAGCATGCTCTCAGAATAATCACCATTATTGTATAGGCTATTATTGGTACTGTTATTAATATTGCAGTCTGTTCAATCCGACTCATTAATAAGAATGAGTTCTTTCTTTTTTCTTTTCTTCTTCTTTTATTTACAAACATATTTCTCCTTTTAACGACAATTATGTCGTTTTCCATTTTTATCAAAGAGTAACCATCCCCATTGCGTGTCAGACCAATGTAACTTTTTCTTTCCACAATATTTGCAGACAGCTTTTGTCTTTGAATCTTTAAACTTTTTACTAAACATTTCTTCCCTTCGAGTCAGGGAGTCTAAATACGCTGTTCCGTATGCTGAAGACTCCCGTTCTCTTTTCGACGAGGCAACATCAATAGACATTACCTAAATTATGAGCAGCATCAATCAGGGCCAACAAACGGGTAAGGACTTGGTATGAGAACCAAAAAACCCATAAAACCCCGGCTGGGCTCACGCTAACAGCTCTCTACTGCTCATTTAAATACATCGCTTCTTGATAGTTTTCTTAATATATAGTCTCTTGTATTTTGATTCTGTCTTTTAAGCCATGCTAATAACTTTCTAAAGACTTTATCAGTTAAAGGGCCTTTACGAGTATTGCATCTTGCACATATCATCTGAAGATTAGAAGCAATACTTTCTCCACCATGACTAAGAGGAATATTGTGGTCACAAACCATATTATTAACCTTAAGTATATCCCTACAATATCTACATCTCTTCCCATAGGCAGCAAGTATAAGTTCCCTAATTTCTTTAAGAGTAATATCAAATAATACTTCATACTCTTTACTCCTTCTTTTTAATGAAGTTCTAAGAGTAGAAGACTTTTTCATAAGTCTATGAAATACTCCTTTTGAACGATTACCATGATGCTTTTTTAGCTTTGGGAGGAATTTCTCCTCCCAAAACTTCATTTTCTTCGTCAGGTTCTTCTTCTTTTTCATTTTAGGCTTCGCCCATTTCTTGCCAATCCAATACATGTCTCCATGCAAAGGTTAGGTTAGTTTCTGCTTTCCATATTCCTAATATTAAAGATGAGGCTTTGCCTGCATTATTATCTTGCCAAGCTATTCCTAATCTAAAACATCTAAAAAGCTCTATTAATAATAAGTCATCTTGAACGATAACTGTTAGTATTGCTCCCATTAAACCCTCCTCAATCTGAAGCTTTCACGCCATTCTACTTCAACATCAAATAATTCACCATCAGTATTCTTGTACATGTGTATATGCTTTACATTAGTATTTGCCTGGCCATTTAAACCTATCACTTTACGCGAAGCGTTCTCTATAGCACCTGAGCCTTTTCCTGCATACAAATCTAGTACTTCATTTCTACTGTACTCTCTACTTACCTGAGATATTTGAATTATTATAACATCTAAATTAACAGCTAAATTAGACAAACTATGAGAGATGTATTTGATTTGTTCATACTCTCCCTTTATGTGTGGCGGTGTATCAACCAAATCTATATAATCAACAATAACAACGTAAGGGTTTAATTGTTTTATTTTATCTTGTATTGATTTCATCGTTGGTGTTATTGTTTGTATTTGTAGATGTCTTAATTCATCTGCATGTTCTTTGTATAGTTCCTTATAGTGTTCATTTACTTCTTCTTTACTATGTCCAGAAACTATCTGTAAATGCCTTCTATGCATATACCATGCTGATAATTCAAGAGACAGAAACAATGTAGGTATCTGCCAATCTTTGTTGATACAATCATTTTGAAAATCCACTCCAAGAGCGAGATTTTGTGCTAATGTAGTTTTATTAGAACCTGTTGGTCCAAATATGGTGACTAGCTCACCGGGATATATCTGAGTATCATATTCATCTAATCCAAACATTTTAGCTAAAGGTATTGTTCTACCTTCAAAGTTTGTTGCTAATCTGTCTTCAAATTCCTTTTGTAATTCATCGGAATCCTTTACATGTACATGATAATCTTTGTTCTTAAAGAACACACACTTAGTCTGACAATACTTTTTCATTAGCACATCTTGACATCCGTAGTTGTAATTTCCATTATATACGGATTCTGTCTTTTCTATCATACTTTGCTCGTTTAATGTATTGTTATTCCAGTGTAATAATGATACTTTTGCATACTCACTAGGGATACCATGCCTTTTAAAGTGAGAAGCTATTCTAAGTGCCGTATTATGCCTAGAGCCCTCTAATGGCCCATTTTTAAGCATTGTTTGTACACAAGGTACTACCTTCGTAGGTTCAGTAACTCTTCCAAATTCGGCTACTTTTGGCTTATCTACGCATATATAGCCTTCTAACTCTCCATCTGCATCTAATAAATCATATGGATATTCTATTCTAGGTTCTAAGGCTAGTTTATGTATTTCTTTATATGTGTAGGTATAGGCTTCTTTTAAAGATATAGGTATCTTATACAAACCTGTCTTTTGATTTTTAGTATGTGCTACTCTATATATACCACTTCTCATGTATATACTAGTATCTATACCTTCAAATAAATTAGACATTGTTTGCTTTACCTGATAGGGCAGGCTATCAGAAGGTTGGAAGTTGAATACTTTATTTGTTATGACGATATGATATCCAGTCCCACTAAAATAGCATTGAATGCTCTCTTCTAGGACTTCTAATACCCTTAAATGAGCTAAGGTTTCCCTTAGCTTTTTTAATGTATATTCATCGGAATTATCTTTTCTGTCAATATCAATTAAAACATTGTCAATTCCTCTCTCTCCATGATAGCCTTTTAAACTGCCCTTCATGTCAGCATATTGCTTAGCATCATCATCGTAAAGATAAACAGAGCGATATAAAGCCTTTCCATCTCTACCTATATATTTGTATAGGTCAGACTTTAATATCAATATACCCCTAGTTCTAGGAGTTTCTACTGCTATCTCTACATATTTCATAGATTGCTTAATGCACTATCAGCTAAGCTAGAAGTTTCATCAGGTATCATATCTGCTTCAGTAGCTTCCTTAATATGTCCTTGAGACTTTAGCCAATCAGTATCCTTTTTACATGCTGCTTTGCCTTCAGCTGTATTAGGATATAATCTAGGATATACTTCAGTATATACTTTCTTTCCTGGCTTAGGCTTTTTCTTATATAGATATGCAACATACTGCTCGCCTTTAGTGCAATATCTTTCCTTTAAGAAGTGACCAATATCATCTATTTCATTCCCATGCTCATCTTCCCATTTACCATCGATTGTTAGCCCTGCTGTACATCCTATAGCATCAAACACTCTATACATCTTCTTTAATACAGAGCCACCTGTAATCTTACCTGTGGCATCTTTATCTAAGCTACCTAATATAGACATTCTATTAGTGTATTCACTATTTTTGATAGATAATTCTACTTCAATGAAAATATCTGCCCATTCAAATAAATTTGCTTTATCTTCAAATCCTACTATTCCTACTTCTACAACTCCCAAATAGGAACTTCCCGTTGAACCGTTGTCTTCTGGTTTAAATATAGCCATTACTTCTTCTCCTTGTATATGTTTTTCCATTCAAACTTAACTTCTTTACCCTTAAGATGAGGACATCTACTTCCAGCTTCTATTGATTCATTAGCTTTAAAAGATACCATCAACTCTTCTTTTTCATTACGATAGACGTAGCCTATAGCATCACAACCAGCCATAATAACATTCTTTAGTTTACCTGTCAAATCAAGTGACTCAGGTATAACTATTGGATTGCCTTCTGTTACTGCATACGCTACTTTTCTATGTCCTATTATTATTAGATGCTCGCAAACATCTTTAAAGGCAGATATTGTTTTAGCTACCTTTTCTCTTACTAACCCATAGCCTTTACCAAATGCTAAATCAGCTATAGAACGAACGTTTTCTTCTTCACACACTCTTTGTTCTGCCCATTCAGCTACTTTATCTATGGTATCTATTGCTACATATTTATAACTAACATCCTTGCTTTCTTTTATTTCTAGCAACATGTTAATTAAATCATCTCTACTATTGACTTCTTGTATGTAACCTTCTAGCATTCTGGCTCCTTTTTCAGTATCAATAATTAAACAATCATCTAACTGAGATAGCATAGTAGTTTTACCTACTTTTGGAGCTCCATATAGAAGTAATGAGGTCGGATTAGTAGAAACGGCTTTGCGTTTTACTTTTTTTAGTGTCATATTGATTTATTCCTTATTTTGATAACGATAACCCCTCAGTATGTGATACCGAGGGACTATCAATTTACTAATTGTCATGCTGGAAAGCAAGTATTTTTTTGCAATGTCATCATAGGAAAGTTAAAAGTCAATTCACTTTCATAAGGACTTTTAGTAACTACTTTTCTAATAGCATTTACAATAAAGCTTCCGGCCATATTAGAGCAATATGTTGTTGCTTTGATGTTGCATGGTTCTGGGTCTCCTTCTTCGTCAGAATACCATGTTTTTAGATATTTATTTAGTCTGACATCTGTAAAAACATATTGCTGATAATGTTCTCCACCCATTCTTCCATCTATTAACATAAATGGTTTTGTTTTCTTGTTGCTGCATATATTTTCTACAGCCTCTCTTCTTGATTTCATACTGTCAAATCCAAGTACAACAATATCATTATTATCTTGATATCTAAACATTTTAAAGTATTCTGAATACTTCATAACATCGATATCTTCATTAATAGCAGATAACTGGTCTTTTAGAGCATCTGTCTTATTCATTCCTATATTTTCATCAATATATTGAGATACTCCAAGGTTTTCTGTTGCTACTTTATCCATATCATACAATAAGAATTTAGTAGCTCCAGCTCTTACCAATTGAGTGGCTGCAGAGCTACCAATAGCTCCGCAACCTAAAATATGAAAGACATAATCATTAAGATTATTAACCAGCCCACTACTACGAGTATTTATTAACATAAATATCCTCCTATGTTATAGCCTAAATTATATTGCTGAACCCTAGCATTATCATAGGCTTTTTCTATTTCATTGTTTTCATATTTAATATGCTCCCAAGGTTGCATACAAGCTCCCTTTTCTAATAATTTACCCTTAGCAATTGTTATTACTTTAATCTTAGCATTTCTAGTTAAAAGCATTTTGTTCATGTTTTCAACTTCTTTAGCATATAGTTCATAACTTGTTTCACCTGCTATAGCTGAGCTAATTAATTCATCAATATCATTATCTAAGTTTTCAATTAATTCAGCAAGGGCAATTATATTTTGAGAGTTTTTCCAATTTAATACGGTTTCTACTTTATTTTGAAGAAAGGATGTTTGGTTTTTATTACTTACTTTAGAGTTAGAAGTCCATCCTTTGCCTATAGTATAAGTAGTATGATTACCTATTGGATTAGCAGTAGAACAAAGTTCTTCATATTGCTTTTTCTGCTTAGCTGTTGGTTTAGGTACAGGTCTAATAACCTCTAAAGGAACATCTTCAGAATATTCTACTGGGTCCCAAACACTAATATTTAATTTATATTCTTGTTTTAAATTAACTACTAATGCTATGGACCATGAATCATTCTTCCATGCTTCTATCTCATTTTGGTCTGTACCACTCCAAAATGCACCCATTGTATGATGAGAATGCCACCAACAGAATTTGATGTCTTTGCCATGTTTCATACCAGCTTTAATAGTATAATCTCTGATGGCATCTCCATTTAGCTCTGTTGTAGTACCAGTATTTTCTTGTTCTAGAATTACTGGGTCAAACAATAAATATACTGGTTTATTAGTTACAGGATGCTCAGATTTCTTTACACATAACAAGCCAGATATTTCATTCTTATCTTTATCATATGCTAATCCAGCAAATTGTTGCATAATATTCCAGCATTTTTCTTCTATTATAAAGTCCTTATTAATTTTAGCCATCGTAATTAGGTCTCCTTTCATTGTTAATGGCTCTATGCCAATTAGTTAACTTTCTTTTCATTTTATCTTCAATAGTATTATCTACAACCCAGTATTCTGATGCATTTAAGTTTTGTTCTAAATAGTTCCATCTATCTATAACACTTATTTGCATTAACTTGCTGATTGTTCTTTGAAACGCAGCTGTTATTGTATTTTGGTTATATACAATACCATCATTTACATATCCAGAGAAAGATTCTATTATTTCAAGCCAATCAACACTAGAATCTTTAAAATTCTTAGCTCTTATGAAATGAATACATTCTTCTCTAAATGGGCATTGTTTTTTATTACAGTCTTTTACAACATATTTAGAATATACTGCACTATTAGCTATATCCATGCTTCTATTTATTCTTTGTTGTGTTTCATTTAATTCAGCATCGATATAATTGTTTAAGTTAAAAGACCAGCAACGTTTATTATTCCATCCAACAAAGCTTTTTAACCTACGCGCTTTATTTATATCTTTTTCAGGGAATCCCATATACCAATATATCTTTTCAGGGTTATTGTATGGATTTGTATCTGCAATATTATAGATACTATTCCAATTCATTACTCCCATTAAGAAAGATTTATAATCATTCCTTGCTAAAGGTCTAGTTATATCATCTTGAAATGATGATAAGCATAATGTTCCCCATGGAAGCTGATTTATTCTGGCTCTGTCTTCAGAGGCTCTGTCCCAAAGAAAAGGGTCGTTAATGTATGGGTGAATACCTTGGATAGCATGAGCTTTAAATTGAGGTTTGAAATCATATTGTCCTGAAAGAACCTTATAAAGCTTTCTATTAAATGCTAATAATAATTTTGGTGTTTGAATTTTAGATAATTCTCCACCATCATTATTAATAATAGTCATTTCATTAGGTTCTGCAACTACTATAGTCCATAATTTCATGTTAGTAAAGCTGGGCTCAGAATCTTCTGGAACATTCGTAACATAATTATAAATATTAAACTTATCTGACATTGAATTTGCTTGTAATGTAGATTCATTTATTTTATTTATAACATTAGTTTGGATATCCATTAAGTCTTCCATGTTATCAACAAGACTACCGCTAGCAGCTTTAGCTTTGTCTCTTTGTATAGATAAATTATTCATACGAGTTTTAAATCTATCATAAGCATATCTATTGTATTCTATCCTTTTAAATAACGTTTCAATTTTAGCAGCTCTTTTATTAGATTCATTTAAATAATTAATTATATGCCTAATAGCATCATATATCCCTGGTTTCCATGCATATTTCTTTGATACACCAAACACATATTTACTATCATAGCTTCTTAACATGCCTCCGTAATCTTCATTTACACTATCTAACTCTTGATTAAATTTAACTATATCTTCCATTGATGTTGAATAGGCAAAATCTTCTAAGTTTATTAATTCTCCAATATCACTAAAATCTCTAGTTATTGTAACTTTACGTTCAAACCAATTATCAAGAGTCGCACCATTTTCGTATACACGAAAAGGTGTTTTTTGATAAAATAATATATCTGTATTCTTATCTTCTTCAAAATTTATCTTTAAGTTCATCTTTATTTTCTCCGTAATTATAAGGGGGACTCACATATTCCTTTGCCTATTATTTAATACAATCACCAATAATCATTATAAAAGGATAGGGCTTATAGGACCAGTTATTGTCCCCCTTAATTATATTATCTTACTTAAACAGTAGGCATTACTTTGAGCCTCCTGTCTTATTATTCGCTTGCCAGCCAACAAATAATGGTATAATAGTACCGTCTTCTGCTGTTTTATTTTCTGGCATTTCTGCTGTGTTATCAGTATAAATAGTATCACTGATGTTTACTTGCACGCCATCAGGAATATTAAGCTCTACTCTTAATTCTCCTATTGTATTACAAGTTACTGTTTTACTAGTCCAATCG